CGCGCAGTGCTTCGTTTTGTTTAGGCAGGTAGGTAATCATTAGAACGGCAAATCACCTGTGCCTTGTGAATCATCATCCTGTGTGCGTGGTGGTAATGGCTCGGACATCTTGCCACTAAAGAACTTGCCGCTCTTGCCTTCCTTAACCCACGCAGCGAGGCGCATCTTCTTACCATTGACCATGATTTCACCTGTGTATTCAGGTGCGTTGTTGGCTCCTTTCGTGTTCTTGAATAGGGTGAACTGTCCCTCTTGCATTGTGTAACTCATTGTGTTTAATTAAATATGTGTTTGTATTCCTCTGTCATTAGCAACACCATTGGTTGCCGCGTTTCTTGATCAACTGATTCCAGTAGCGTAAAGTCCGTGCCCATTATCGTGCTTCCGTTCAAGTAACCTACCATTACTTCAACATCGTCTTCGTACTCGTTAAGAGCGGTGAGCAGTTCGGCTACGGTCATAGTTTGTAAAGTTCATTATCTGTCAGTTGGTAAAGTTCCGCAAGTATTAACCACATCGCTTGGTTATCTGCCATGGATGGGCGCATACTACGCTTTGCCGCTAAGATAAATAATTTTCTTAGAAGTGCGTTCTCCTGTGCTATGTCATATTGCTTCATATGCTTCAATTGCTTTAAAAAGTTGTAGAACTACTTGTGGACATACCGCATTACCGCGAATTGATCGGGTAAACTGTTTTTTTGATTGCGGCCGCAATTTTTTAGAGCTTCGGTTGTTCTTGCCCCTTTCCAATCCCTGGTCGTTGGCGTGCATAACATTCGCGTTAACGTCATCGAGTGCATTGATCCCTGTTTGACTTGTGTGGATTTCATATTCGCCGTGGCGTTGGTCGAATCCATTGGCGTAACGGTAGGCAATAAACCAAATTCGTTCGCGTTGGTGCGGGGCATTAACACCGCTCGCAGGTATAAGATAGGGCGCGACTTGATACCCAATATTTTCCAGCTCAGTACACACCTCGTCGAATACCAATCCCCCGTTCCAACTAGTAAGGCCGCGAACGTTTTCGCCCACCACGTAACGCGGGGCAATTTCTCGAATTGCTCTAAGCATTTCGGGCCATAAATGGCGTTCATCTTCTTTTCCGAGGCGTTTTCCTGCGGCTGAATATGGTTGGCATGGGAATCCTCCTGTAAGAACATCAATTTGATTTGCATATTTTTTAAAGTCGCTTTTGGTTATATCGGTGAATAATTCTGCATCAGGCCAATAATGGTGCAACACACGTTGACCAAACTCATTCCATTCGCAATGAAACTTATTTTCCCATCCCATCCATTCGGCAGCTAAATCAAAGCCGCCTATGCCGCTAAAAAGTGAGCCGTGTGTCATCAGTATTCGTTTTGTTGTTCAATCAATTCGCGGTAGCGCTCCTTCCTGAACTCGGTGAACTGGTAAGGCTTGTTGTTGTAAACGCGAAATCTCATATCATTATCCCATGTTGGCAACTCATCGTACTCGTCCATCAGCATTTGCTCAAACCGTGACGGCTTGGAACGCTTTGCTTCTTGTGCCGGGGCTTCTTCTATCTTGAGTTTATCCGCTGCTTGTTGGATAGCATCCACAACCTGCGGGTGTTGGAACATTTCGTAGATGTTGTTTTGCTTTTGTTCTTCGGTGCGAATACCTTCTATGTGCATATCTCTTTCCTGCTCAAACTTATGTATCCATTCATTCAAAATAGATAAGTCAAGGCGGTTGTATATAGTGCCATAGATACCTGCCGTGCCGCGATCTAAACACAGTTGGATATCTTCAAGACTATACTTCCAGTGATGCTGCACGAAGTGTTCAGCTGCAAACTTAATTTGCTCGTTGTTCATGTTCTTTTCGATGTTGAGCATAGCACAGCACCGGGCAATAAGCATTGAAATTTTAAACTTAGTTTCTTCGCGGTCTACTTTACGAAGGGTCGCTATCTTGGCGCATTTCACGCTCTCGTGCAAAGTCAGCTGCGATTTGGGCTGCCACGTTTTGATAGTGTGCAACGTTGTCAAACCTTGGTTTTGTTCCATAAGAATTAGATTTTTGATTATTTGAGTTGTCGAATTTAGAGTTATTTACCATCCAGTTGCGAGCGGATGCCTTCCAATCTTTCATTTGATTGCGTCCCTGCTTCCATCCATTAGCTTCGTAGTAGTTGAAAAATTTCGCGGCCTCGGTGTTTATTTTTTCATCAGGCCATTGCATATGCTTCTGCACTGAATACTCACCCATAAAATTGTAAACATCATTTTCGTTTGGAGGTGCGAATGCACCACGTTTATGGTTTATGGTTTGTGGTTTATTGTTTACTTGTTTATGAATGTCGCAGTCGCTTTCAACATTGCTTTGTACTGTGCTTTCACTCTGCTTTGTCAAGTGCTTCATCAGTGCTTTGTCAAGTGCTTTGTTACTTGCTTTGTCAAATTTTGATAGAGCAATGATGTTACATTGATGTTGATTGACTGCCTTCTTTACCACCTTAACAAACCCCCATTCAACAAGTTGGTCAAAACACTTCTTGTAAGTGTTGTAGCTTTTGCATCCCATTCCTTGCATGCACTCACTGGCTGTGATTTGATAGATGTCTACCCACCCAAGGCGGTTGTTAATTTCAACAAGCCATAGGTATAGAATACCATGCGAAGCAGTAACCTGCTCGGGGTGTTCAAAGGCATAGTCAAACCATGCCCTTGAATACGAATACCCGTTAGTTGCTTTCATTAGAATGGACATACTTTAGATTCCTGTGGCAAAAGCATTTTAATCTGTTCATCAATAGCTTCAGATAAAGCCATTGCTTCCGGCAACCACAACCACATCGTATTACACGTATTGGTTTTATGGTTTACCATAGTAATCACAAATTTGTTGTCTGTGTAACCGATACTCATTATAGTATCGTCATTAGTCCACGATAAAGATTGATTTTTAGCCATAAACTAAATACCCACCACTACACGTAAAGGCTACCCCGCGCACGGATGTGCTTATGGCAATACGGTAATGGTGGGATTTAAAATGTTTTTCATACGAAGTAGCATTGCAAATATAGTCAAACTATATCTACTTCCAAATTAATGTTGCGATTAAGAAACCGATTAGTGTACCCACGGCAAGAATAATAAACATCTTGCTGTTGCTCGTGTCGTGGATAGGTTCTTCTTTTACCGGGACTGGCTGTGTGCGCTCAACCCGTTTGATTGGTTTGATGGTGAGTTGCTGTGGTGGGCTTTTCTTAGCACGTTGCGCATACGCTCTGTTATTGGCTCGCATCGTAGTCAGAATGTCAATAGCCAAATCATTAGTAGGCTCATTACCTACCCACCTATACTCGTCTAGATTCTGCAATAGGATAAACCCACGCTTGGCTAATTGTGTACATATCTGATGGCTGATTTTATATTCATTCTCCATCGCTCTACGATTGAATACTTTTTGCGCATGTAGCTGCTTCATAAAACGCACATACTTTTCCTGTGCTTGAATACCTCTTAGATTTTGTGTCATTGCTCTAAATATGTTTTAATTGTTATTGTAAATTCTTCAAATGACCTGCACACCTTAACTGCATAACCTGCATTGATAAGCTGTGCGTGAACGATTTTTTGTGTGTCCGATAGTTTACCCTTTTCGGTTTTCATCTCAATGAATAGCGCGTGATGTGGCCCATTGCTCATGCAGATCATTAAATCAGGCATACCGGGCATGGCTCCTTCTGCTTTCAACAGGTTCCATCTACGCGCTCTTTGTACAGGTGTACCACCTATAAACACACCATTAGGAAAGGAAGCGATTAAAACGCGCGGGAATGAATAACGAAACCACTCCACACAACGCTGTTGTATCTTACTTTCTTCGTGCTTCATGCATTAATAGTGTTAGATACGGCTAGCCAAAACTTACCGATGTAATCTTCATCCGCTTCCAGGTAGATCACTGGCAAATCTTTTTCAAGCTGTTGGTATTCCCAATGGCCCAATGAGTGAACATCGTAATCACAGCCAAGTGACACGGGGCAATAGCTAACCGATGTACGCTCAACTGGTATATCAAAGCGCACAATCAAACTATTCTCGTTATTGATAGTGATAAGGTAGCACATACGATTCTCGTTAACTATCTTCTTTTTGACTATATACATGTTCTTGCCATTGACGCGGCGTATGTCGTGCACATCATACTCACTTTGCATTGAATCGGTGAACTCTTCGTAGAACTCTAACTCATCCAGCTTCTTATTCATCTCATTCCACTTGGCTTCTTTCTTATCAGTGGTAAAGATGAACTTACACCATTCAATGAGTTTGGCATTGCTTACATTCAAATCCTTACGCATCTTTTCAAAACTCATCTTGTGAAAGTTTTTCATGATGTAAAGGATATCACTGCGCGTAGGTATGGTGTCCTTACGTAGCTTCTTTGCATGTGGCTTAATTAGTACTTTCTTTAAGTTATTCATCGCCTTCGTTTTTGATTGTTATTGAATTAATGACTTCGCACACCGGCACATCCATAGCCTTGGCAAGGTTGACCAGTTGAGCAACTTTGATAGTGCGGTAGTCCATGCACCAATTATACAGGGTCTTTTTGGTGATGGGCGTGTTGCTCCTTTGCATCGCACGGAGGAGGGCAGCTTTACTGCCCACCGTCCTAGCGATCAATCCATTTAGTTCATTTTGCTTTCTCATAGCTTCGGTCGTAGTTGTGGGTTGACCATATAGAACACTTCGCGGTGCGATTCGCTAAACTTGTGATGAAATACAGACTCGTCAATAGCCGCATATTCAGGGTCACAAAACTCACGCTCTAATCGGTCTGTAATCTCATCGGCATCATCGTGCGGTGTAACCTCAATGTGCCAATAGCCGCCTTGTGAATATACCTGTACTAAATTGCCATCAGGTTGCATACAGCAATAGTGTGGTGCATACTTGCCGCACTTGTAAAAGAAAGGTAGTGTTACCTGTACAGTATCCACTGTAACAGGTAACTTGTGTTTAACTTCGATTGTCATTGTA